AAGATGGACTACGGCCTCGCTGAGAAGGGACAGTTACCCAAGAAGCTCATTGGTCGCTACTCACTGGAAGCCTTCGGCTACCGCATTGGTGAGTACAAGGGTGACTACAAGGGCGGCTGGTCTGAGTGGTCACAGGAGATGCAGGACTACTGCGAGCAGGACATCGAGGTTACCACCAAGCTGTACCATAAGCTGATGGAGCGGAAGGAGCAACATGGATACTCCGACTACTGTATCGAGCTTGAGCATCGTGTCGCTGAGATCATCTTTAGGCAGGAACAGAACGGCTTTGGCTTCGACATGCAGAAGGCAGGGCAGTTGCATCAGGAGCTTCTTGTTAAGCGCATCGAGCTTGAGAAGCAGTTGATGACTATGTTCCCTCCGTGGGAAGTGAAGACCCCCTTCATTCCCAAGGTGAACAACAAGACACGCGGCTACGTGAAGGGACAGCTTACCTACAAGGTGCAGACGGTGGAGTTCAATCCCTCCTCCCGCCAGCACATTGCCAAGGTCCTCAAGGAGAAGCATGGGTGGGAACCAAAGGAGTTCACTGACAGTGGCGAGGCCAAGGTGGACGACGACGTTCTTGCGTCTCTCGACTACCCTGAGGCCAAGCTGCTGGCTGAGTACTTCCTGATCCAGAAGAGATTGGGACAGCTTGCTGAAGGCGGTGAAGGGCTGATGAAGCGTGAGCGTAACGGACGCATCCATGGTGAGGTAATCACTAATGGTGCGGTGACCGGACGCATGACGCATCGCAAGCCCAACATGGCCCAGGTCCCTGCCAATCGTTCTCCTTACGGTGAGCGATTCCGCGAGTTGTTTGTTCCACGTGTGGGATGGAAGCTTGTGGGCTGTGACGCTGATGCGCTGGAGCTTCGGTGCTTTGCCCACTATGTCGCTGCTTATGACGGTGGTGCATACACTGAGGTGGTGCTGAAGGGTAAGAAGGAGGACGGCACTGATATGCACTCGCAAAACTGTAGGGCTATCGGTCTCGATCCTAAGACACACCGCGACATAGCCAAGACTTTTTTCTATGGGTATCTCTATGGTGCTGGCGATTACAAGATCGGTGCCATCATTGGTGCTACTGGAGATGAACAAGCTGTTCGCAAGGTCAGGGCTAAGGTTCGCCGCAAGTTCCTCCGCAATCTCCCTGCACTCGGTACGCTCACTGACAAGGTGGCGACGAAGGTGAAGGCTACTGGTGGACTGAAGGGGATCGATGGTCGCCGCTTAGCTTGCCGCTCTACTCACTCTGCACTTAACACTCCGCTTCAGAGTGCTGGTGCTGTGGCGATGAAGGTCGCACAGGTGACTATGGACGAAGACCTTCAGTCTCTCGGCTACAAACCGGGGGATGATTATGAGTTCGTCGCTACAGTACATGACGAGGTACAAATTGAGTGCAGACCTGACATCGCTGAGGTGGTGGGTAAGACCGCTGCTAATGCAATCAAGAAGGCTGGTGAGAAGCTTGGGTTCAAGTGCCCGCTGGCAGGAAACTATGAGGTTGGAATGAATTGGAAGGAGACGCATTGAGCTTGAAGCGTAGGCCCATAGACAGAAGACACGCCCGTCTTTTGTATTGGGCAAAAGAACGAGCGTTGAAGAAGAGCATGCCCTTCAATCTCGAACATGGAGACATCTTGATACCTGAGTTCTGCCCTGTGCTTGGCTTCAAGATGTCTCACTCTAAACGAAACGAGAGTAAAGACTACTCTCCCACAGTTGACCGCATCATTCCTGAGTTAGGGTATGTGAGAGGCAACATAGTTGTGGTCTCTGGTCGCGCTAACCAGATCAAGTCCAACGCCACCGTCGATGAACTCGAACGAGTGGCAGCTTTCTATCGACAACTCATCCCACAAGAAGGAACATCCCATGCTGCAGAAACTTACTGAATGGTTGCGCCTACTTTGGCGTGACGATGTCCCTGCCGCTGTCGAGCGTGTCTGGCTCGATGAGTATGCACCATACGTGCGTGAGAAGTACGGCATCCCACAAGCGTTCACTGATGAGGAAGAGGAGGACAAGCATTGGAACACCTGACGCTGCTGATCGATGGCGACATCATCTGCTACGAAGCAGCATCCGCAGTGGAACAAGAGATCGACTGGGGTGAAGACCTTTGGACCCTTCACTCCAACCTCGATGAGGCAAGGCTCTGGTCGAGACTAAACTACTGAGGTGGCAGGAGAGGTTCTCTGCTGACATCGTCATTGGTTTCTCCGATAGCGCCAACTTCCGCAAGGCTGTCTACCCTGACTATAAGGGAAACCGTAAGTCCAAGCGGAAGCCTCTCGCCTACAAGCCTCTCAAGCAGTGGATGGAGGGCGTGTGGGAAAGCTACCAGCGCCCGGGTCTTGAGGGCGATGACATTCTCGGCATCCTTGCCACCCACCCCAAGGCTATTCGTGGGCAGAAGATCATCGTCTCGATCGACAAGGACATGAAGACTATTCCCGGCTACGTCTGGAACCCCGACAAGGACGATGAGCCAATCTTCTACTCCACTGAGGAGGCTGACTACTGGCACCTCTACCAGACACTCACAGGTGACACCACTGACGGCTACCCCGGTCTACCGGGATGTGGTCCAAAGGGTGCTGAGAAGGTACTGGAAGACCCCTCATGGGAAGCTGTTGTTGCTGCCTATGAGAAGAAGGGACTGACTGAGGAGGACGCCCTTGTCCAAGCTAGGTGTGCCAGAATCCTGAGAGCAACTGACTATGACTACGCCAAGAAGGAGGTGAAGCTTTGGTGTCCAGCAGAATGAACCACTACGACTACTATGATCCCAATCCTCTGGACATTCCCACGAAGGAAGTACTGGATCTTGTCAACAAACCAGCACACTACAATGCTGGGAAGGTGGAAACCATCGAGTACATTGAACAGGTGTGCGAGTTCTACCCCGGCAAGGAAGCTCCGCTGGTGGGCAATGTACTCAAGTATGTGTCCCGTGCGCCACTCAAGGGGAAGAAGCTGGAGGACCTTAAGAAAGCTCAGTGGTATCTCAATCGTCTGGTGCAGTCTCTAGAGAAGTGATTGTTTAATGATCCCCGTAGGTTAGGACAGTACTCCTGACCTATAGGGGACCCTTAGGACTACCATAACAGGAACCAACAGTTATGTTTAAGGCTCCACCTATTCCCAAGGACCTCCTCGATTACCTCGATCAGGTCTACTCCCCCCGTCCTCCCAAGACCACAGATGAAACCCATCCCTACCACATTGCTGCACAAGTACACCGTGCCAGAGGAGCGATGGACGTCATCTCACATTTGAGGGCGCTTTACGAAGAACAACAGAACGAGGACCCTCTCAATGTGCATGAAGGCACCTAAGATGAAGACGCCGAAACCCCCGGCTCCGCCCCCGGCACCCGCCGCTGAGGAGAAGCCGCAGACCCCAGTCATTGACGAAGGCTTCGGGGAAGGTGATCAGCTTTCCGCCAAACGCCGTGGACGCTCGGCACTCACCATCCCCCTCGGCGGATTGAACATCCCCGGTCGATAAGAAGGAATAACTGATGACCATTGCCGCTGCGCGATATGCGGCACTGTCAGGGAAGAGAGACATATATCTGGAGAGGGCGCGTAGCTGCGCAAAAATTACGATCCCTCATCTCTTCCCCCTTACCGGAGCCAACGAGAGTTCCACCTATGACACGCCGTACCAGTCTCTTGGTGCACGTGGGGTGAACAATCTGGCTTCGAAGCTCCTCCTCTCACTCTTCCCTGTTAACACCACCTTCGCTCGTATGCAGCTTGGTGATGCTGAGTTGGAAGAACTGGCCGCACAGGCTGGTCAGCAGGGGGACGCTATCAGGACAGTTGTCGCTGAAGGTCTGATGAAGATCGAGAACCGTCTCAAGCGGTGGATGGAAGCTAAGGCTATTCGTCCGGTCATGGACCCCGTGTTCAAGCATCTCATTGTTGGCGGCAATACGCTGCTACAGCTTGATGCTGTATTCGGTGGTCGTATGTACTCTCTTGAGAAGTATGTCGTTCGCCGTGACCCTACAGGGTTCGTAGTCGAGGGTATCATCAAGGAGCCTGTCGATTACGATACGCTCCCTGACGCTATCAGGGCCATGGCTGGAGACAAGTTCAAGGACACCAACCAAACCGCTGCTGGTGCTTCTCAATCCAACCTAGCTATCTATACATGGATCAAGTGGGACGCTAAGCAGTCCCAGTATAAGGTCCATCAGGAGTTCGAAGGGAAGAAGGTTCCCGGTTCAGAAGGCTCCTACCCCAAAGACAAGATGCCCTTCCTGTTCCTCCGTTGGTCCTATGTGGACGGCGAGGACTATGGTCGCTCTTACATCGAACAGTACTACGGTGACCTTGC